GCATCCGCGCGAAGACGATGCACGGTACACCGATCGACATGTTCAAGCGGTTCGAAGACTTCTCCGGTTCTGACGTTGACGGACTGTCGTGGGAGTCGCAGGACTCATTGTTGATCCGACGCGATCTGATGCAGTGGTACTTCTATGCGCGCAGTGTTGACGGGTTGCCGTCGTGGGGTCAGTTCAACACTGTGCAGTACCGCTACACCCCGGTGAGTGTGAACGTCGGTTACGAGCAGGGCAGTGTTGAGACGTTCGAGTATTCACGGAACGTCGCAAACGGCAATGATGCGCTCTACCGGAATGGGATTCCTGAGCCGGCGCAGGACTTCGGGAGAATGTAGACACTTGTAGACACCGAAAAAACCCCCTTTATAGAGGGTGGGTATATACATAAAGGGGGTAACTTTCACTGTCTACAGTGTCTACACACCTGGCCTACCGTGGTTTAGGGTAGGGTCGAAGCGCAGGGAAGCCCTGTAACGGCTCTTAGACCACCTAGGAGGGTCAGTGTCCCAGCAGTACAAGAGCATCCTCTACAAGCAACTACGGGACTCCGAGGTGCCCATCACGAAGCACTACCGCGAATGGTCGGTGGACGATCTCAAAGCCACACTGACCGCGCATGGCATCGAGCCGGCGCCAGAAGCTCAGGAAGCCCCCTCTCAGGCGTCGAGCAGCATCGAGAAGGAAACACCCCCGGCGTCGTACTTCGGCTACGAGGAGCCAGCTCCTGCCCCAGCAACCAAGCTTGAGGAGACAACGGTCGTCATGTCCTCTGAGCCAGATCCCAACGAACTGCCAGGACAGCGACTCAACACCAACAGTCTCGATGACGTCATCCGTATCGACGAACAAGGACGACGCTGGCATCAGGAGGAAGTGAAGAAGCCCGCATACCCGAAGCCCCGCGGACGCCGCGTCCTGAAATACATGGAAACCGGTGTGCGCACCGAGACCGTCCAGGCAGGCGAGTACGTCGAGACCTTCGAAGTCGCCGGCAACGAGGTATCCCGCCCAGCCGAGGTGAAGATCACGCTTCCCTCGTATCAGGTCGGCATCTACACCGACCCCAGATTCCCGTTCAAGATTCACTGCTACGACGGACGGGAAGGATTCGACTTCGCAGAAGTGCAGGCGTACTACGGCGGCAGCGCCCTGGTGCCTGACAGCTGCAAGCGGATCTACATCGAGAACGACCTGTGCTACGACATCCGTTCCGTAGTGCGCACCATCCAAGCCGAGCACCGCCACCTCCAACTGACAGGGAAGATCCAGTGACCGAGCACGTCGAAGAAACCGAACTGACCGTCGAGGACATCCTCGACCAGGCCCCCGAGTTCCACCCGATCCTGCGTGTTTGGCAGGAAATCCTCGACTCCTCCAAGCAGGTCCGGCAGGAGCGCATCACCCCGCAATGGGCGTTGCGCGTCATCACCAGTCACCCCGACATGCACTTCTCGGACATGCCCGACTACCGCGACCTGTACTACCAGTCGATCGACGAACTGGCCGAAGCGCTCAAGGTCGAGATCGAGACCGACGACGAGTGCCTGAAGTACACCAGTGCCGAAGAGGACGTGGAGAAGAACACCTTCCACTACCTCAACGTCATCATCGCCTGGCAGAAGATCATCCTCACCTGGGAGTTGGAGTGGGACGTCGAATCACCCGACGCGCCCGTCCAGCTCGCCGTCATCTCAGAGGTCCACAAGATGTTCTTCGGCGAGGTCGGCCTCACCAGCCTTCTCGACCAGATCAACTTCGAGTTCACCGAAGACTCGCAGAACCTGCTCCGCGCAGAGCTCGAGGAGTTGAAGGAGAACTGGGCCAACGATGAGTGAGGAAACCCGTGAAGTCGTGGATCTACCAACGATGGGAGATGCTGCGTTCGGCGCTCTCATGGACGCACTGGCGCCAGAAGAAGGCGCTGAGACAGTGGGAGATGGAGCAACGCCTCCTACTGCAGATACGGCTGCAACAGCGGATGCTCCTGCTGGAAGCACTGACACCGATGGCGGAAGCCCTGCAACGCCTGGACAACCTGCAACGGACAGCGGAACAGCAGCAGCACAAACACCAGCAGTACCAGGAGGAACTGCTGATGGAAGTGCTGAACAGTCTGCAGCCGCCAGCCCAGGAGCAGATCTTCCCGCAGATTGGACAGCAGACTCCGCGAGTTTCCTTCCCAAGCTCGGTCAGCTGAGCACCACCATCGAGGAAAACCTCACCAAGCAGTACCAGCAGCAGGCGTTCGACAAGGCCCGCGAGGAGTACGAGAAATACTTCGAGGCGTTGGAGAAGCACCCCCGGCTGCTGGTCGGTACGGATGTGCCGGCCATCGGTGCCGAAGGCATGGAGAGGTTGAAGGACAGCAACGACGCGAAGGAATGGCAGGAGGCCGTGCGCAGCCTGCTCGTGCAGGAGATCCGCGACGAGGCGCAGAAGAAACTCGACGAGTCACGCACGTATCTCGAAACGCTGCACGCCTCCATCGACCTGTTCAAGAACAACCCTGACCTGATCCCCGGGACCAGGACGTTCAACAAACCTCTGGCCGACAAGTTCGCCGAGCTTGCCACGCCATACGAGGTGAGGCAGGACGGCAAACTGCAGGGGTACAGCGTGCCGGTACAGCCAATCATCGAGGCGTTGCGTAGCCAGTTCGCACAGGAATCCGCTACCGTGGATAACGCCGGTTCGCCAGTCCCGGCAACCCCGCCGCCTGAGGCGGATCAGCACCCCCCTACAGCCGATCCGCCTCAGGCAGGCATTCCTTCCAAAGCAGGAAGCAGCACTGAGAAGGAAGACTTTTCCACGCTGTTCGGCACAATAGGATTGCCACACCTGCAGATCTGAAGGGATCGGAACAATGACCACCACTCCTCACAGCGCCACAGCGTTCGGCAACCCTGCACAGAGCACTCCCGCAGAGACCGCCTTACAGAACGCCAACGGCGTATCGGCCGCACAGGACTCGTACCGGCGCAGCTTCAACTCCAGCAAGGAACAGTTCCAAGACCTGACCGGAACCCAAGAGCCGGTGCCGACGGTATCCGAGATCGACCCCACAACCGCCGTGGAGGGCGAGGGGCCTGTCACTGTAACTGTCACCGGTACCGGGTTCATCGAGGAATCCGTTGTGCTGTGGGGCAGCGAGGAAACCGCACTCGAGGCCACGGTGAACAGCGACACCGAGATCGAGGTCGAGGTTCCGGACGAGGTTGCCGGCGACTACGACCTGGTCGTGGACAACGGCGAGTCGAAGGTGTCAGATGCTGTGACGTTCACATACTCCGCAGCCGAGTAGGAGGTGATCCCATGGCGATGAAGCCGAAGCCGAAACCAAAGCCGAAGTCGAAACCGCGTTCCAGCCGGAAGCCCTGCTGACGTGCCAACCTTCCCCGTTTCCATGTCTATGGTCTAGGATTATAGACATGGAAACGTGGAAAGAAGTCCCAGGGTATGAGCAGTACCTCGTGTCAGACCACGGAAGGGTGGCGAAGATCTCTCAGATGAAACCCCCTGCTGGACCTCAGCCGTACTACCTCCACAACATCCCGGACGGCAATGGCGGACGAGTGAACTGCTACAGGCATGACTGGGTACTGGCGGCGTTTGTCGGCCCCAAACCCGAAGGAGCTGTTGTCAGACATCTGAACGATGTTCCGACGGACAACAGGTTGGAGAACTTGGCCTACGGCACACGATCGGAGAATCAACTCGACTGGCGTAAAGCTCGCTACACACCTCTCACTGTCTGCAAGAGAGGGCACGTTCTCGCCGAGGTCGGCACTTACCCAGGCAATCGCTGCCGTAAGTGCCGCATCGACCGAGCACGCCGACAGCGGGAGGTGATGCAGTGATGGGTGCCCAATTCCCAGTATTTCTACCGGCCTAGGCCCTATCAGTAGCTCAGCAGGAGCTGCACCGCATGTGGCGCACCCATCGCTACGGCATCGCAGTGCTGCCCAGGCAGACGGGGAAGGATGTCGCAGCGTCGATGGAGCAGTGTGACGCCAGGCTGCGCACACCCAAGACGACCGGGGTATACATTAGCCTGTCGAATCCTATGATCCGCGACATCCTCTGGGACAAGACATACATTGACCCGAGAACCGGGGAGTACATCCGAGGACTGCAAGACAACGTGCCACCGGAGACAGTGGACTGGAAGGCCACCGTCATGGAGGGCCGGTTCACGAACCATAGCCGGCTGAAACTGCAGGGCTACTTCCAGTCCGGGCAGGACAAGGCCGGAGTCGGCACGTCGTTCCAGGACTACACGATCACCGAGCTGGCGCTGTTCACCCGTGAAGACCCGATTCCCCGGCTCATGCCGATCCTCGAGAACCGGGCGGAGAACAAACGGCTGATGGTGGTCAGCACGCCACGTGGGAAACGACGCAACCCACTGTGGCAGTTGATGGAGTCGATGAAGGACAACCCCGAAGCACACATCATCACTCGGGACATCGACGACATCAACACCATCATGAAGCGTGAAGGATTGCCGCCCGTCCTTACGGACGAAGAACTTGAACGGATCAGGGACACCTACCTCAAACGCTTCGGCAACGACCGCATGTTCGAGCAGGAATACTACTGCTCGTTCGAGGAGATGGACGCTGCTGCCGTGTACGGCGAGGCGTACATGAAACTCGTACAGGACAAGCGTGTCTACGACTTCAACCTCGACCCCGGCCATCCCGTCTACGTAGCGTTCGACATCGGCTCGTCCGGGATCCAGTCGGATGCGACCTCGTGGCTGGCGTTCCAATGGATCAACGGCCGGCTACTCCTCTTCGACTGCGGCGAGGGCGACGGCAAGGCACTGCCCGAATACGTGGATGATCTGCAGGTCAAGCCGTGGTTCAACAAGATCGCCACGATCATCCTGCCGTGGGACGGAGACCACCACGAGAAGGCGATCAACACGACACCGGCTGACATGATGCGGCAGCGGTTCTCCAACGTCTCGGTGCTCGCCAAGTCGAACAAGGTGTGGAAGATTCCTGGTTCCCGCAGCGGGGACTACTCGATCGTCACCGACATCCAGCAGACACGGATGATGCTGTACAACACGATCATCCACGAGGGCAACTGCCAGTGGCTGCTGGAATGCTTGGAGAACTACAAATACGAGTTCAACACCCGGCTGCAGATGTGGACACAGCAGCCGATGCACGACAAGTACAGCCACATGATGGATGCCCTGCGTTATGCGGTGCAGGCCGTGAAGGAATTGGATTTCTTCAGCGGAAAATTTTTCGATCGCGGAGGGCAACGCACCTCCTCGGTGTCATACGAGGAAGACTGGAGTTCGGTATGGGCATGAAGCGGATGGTGACCATCCGTCAGGCGATGCAGATGGTGGCGGACAAACCGGAGATCACAACCGACGATCTGATCAGCCTGCCCGCACACGAACTGGTGGTGCGCACCCTGTTCGAGATCGCCAACAATGCGACGTCCACAGAGCGTGGAGCAGCTGCGCGCGCCAACGCTGCACGCGGCATGATCTTCAACAGGATGGTCGGAAGGCGCCGTCCAGGCTCACACCCAGCCACCAAGAAGAAACTCGACATCGAGTTCCAAGACCTTACTGGTGGGGAGATCGGAGCATGAGAGCACGTATGGAAGCCACGATCCGACTGCTGTTGAACTCCGGTGACATCACCATGCAGGGGGCCCGAATGATTGAGAAGATTCTGGAGGAAGAGTTTCCTGATGAGTGAACGACGCTTGCACTGGGACGACGAGTTGATCGAGAGCCTGCCAATACCGGGGCACTCGTAC